CTTCCTGTCCTCCACCTACAACTCCGTAATACTCACTATCTGAAGCTCTAAATGGTTTTGTAAGTAACTGATAGTCATACCCTAGTTGTAATATGTCCTCACCAAGCTTTGCTAAAGTATTAGATAGGTTTTTTACAAGGTCTGATAATTGATTGAAGTTAGAAGCTATCAATGTCTCAATGGCAATACCGCTTTTAACTCCTGTAGGGGTTTGACCAATAAAGGCTTCGTTAGCTGCCCCTATTAATTGTATGTAAGTTCCTAGTGCATTTATCTGTCTGTCTACATCACTTCCCATTGGAGGGGTTGGTAAGAACTCAGGCTTAAATCCTGCTTTGTAGTAAATCTTTTCCCCATTTTGGTTAGTAACACTCTTGACTCCTGCTCCCTTAGGAATAAGTAATCTTCCTTTATTGATTAGAATATTGTACTCAAGTCTTGAAGTCTCTAAGTAGTTGGCCGCCTTATTAAGGGGTACTATGTTTTTAACCCAGCCCTCACCATAAATACCACCTACATTTATATCAGGTTGGTATATCTCAAAAGGCAGCTTCTTGAAGGTTGTTAGCTCGTTTCTAAGTATCTCATTGCTCTGTGGGCTTGTTGTAACAACTCTTATACCCTCTTTAGTAACACACCAAGTCTCGTGTAGTATGACATTTTTACTTGAATTGCTAGTATTATTCTCACTGTTTAGTATTAAGTTCTTGTAATCACTCTCTGATAGGTCTGAAGTGGTAGTAAGATTCTCTATTGCTTTCTTGTCATAATTAGGATTGTCTTTTATCAACTCGTAAGGCTTACTCATAACCTTTACAATATACCTTGCGTCTTCTACTCCAGTACAGTATGGGTCAATATAGGTATCAAAAGGATCTAAACACTCCACCCAAGCGTTACCCTCCCCGTCATCTAGTTTGTCATCATAACCATATTGGAATATGCCAAGTCCATAAAGCAAACCATAAAGCAAAGACTTATTAACCTTCTCTTCTAGGTTTAACCTATCGTATTGGAATGCCAGATATTCTCCTAGTATTCTTGAAGTATCATTATCTAATTCTCCATAAGGCAAAGCGTCTACATCCCAGCTTGGGTTGGTCTTCATGACTGCATTCCTTATAGCCCTACACACCATATATGTGTGATTGATATAAAAGGTAAGTGGATTCCTTGTATCCTTTACAAATGTTCCTGTAGTTCTGTCAAACTTGAGATTCTGATTGCCCTTGTAGTACATGTAGTTTACAAACCATTGAAGCTCTACATTAGACCCTCTCCAGTTTCTACTCTCCTCAAACTTCTCTTTAGTGTAGGACATCCAGTATTCTTTGTCGTACTTTTCTTTCCCCTTTTTCTCCTCGTACTTCTGGGCTGTGCTTGTTGCCATTTGTGTATTCTACAAGTTTAATATCCTCTATTTCCCTCTATTTAATGTTCTTTTCTATTGCTTCTTGTATAACCGAGTCCATATTCTCTAGTTCTACAAGATTGCTCGTGTCTTCTATCTCCTCTTCTTCTGGCTTCTCTGCAAAGGTTGTGTACTCTGGTAAATCTCTTGCTTTTAATAACTTCTGTAATTCCTTTCTCTCTCTACTTCCTACAATAACCTGTAAACAAGTTATCACCCCCATTGATAAAATCGCTATTCCTAGTAAAATGCACAAAATAATAACAGTTGTTTCCATATATACAATTATAACATATTAAGTTGATCCTCTTTTTTAGTTGCTTCTATTCTACACTTAGCTATTTCCATATACTCTGGCATCATTTCTATTCCTATAAAATCTCTATTAAGTTTCTTACAAGCCATACCTGTCGTACCACTACCCATAAATGGGTCTAGTACAACCTGTCCTTCCCTGCTTACTAACTTTACAAGATACTCCATTAAAGCAATAGGCTTAACTGTTGGATGGAAGTTCTGTTTAGGAGTATTCGTTCTGTTTCTAGGATTATCCCCACCCACCCCATTATCTATGTTTCTATCAGCGTGTCTTGTTAGCTCCAACCCCTCACACCCTATATTCCTTTCCCTCTTACTTGCTTTGGCACAATAAAAGAATCGTGCTGCTGAACCTGAGTCGGCATAATCACAACTGTTTGTGTCTTTGTATTCAAAACCATACATATTGTTTTTGTTGCCTCCCTTTCTAATTGGACTTCTTGCTTTGCTATTTGGAAACAACCCTACTACTTCATCACTACCATCGTGGATTAGGTTGGCTGGGAAGCGACCACCAGCAGTGTTAGAATTATCAATAACATCCTCTTTTGTCATCTTCCCATTTCCAAACATAGTTGTAGAACTTGCTTGCCTACCAAGTTTCTCTTCTGTCCCCACCCTACACCCATCAATATTTATTCCACCTACTCCCCACTTCAAGCAATTCTGTGCTACTGTACCCTCAATGGGTTTTCTAGCAACTGTAATAGGCTCTAGTGCTGGTTTAAGAGCAGTACCCCAGCCCTCCCATTTAGAAGTGCCTTTGGTGTTTGTAAATTTGTTTTCTTGACTATCTACATCAGCATAGAATTTATGATTAGCAGTTTTTCTATCCTTACTACCATCTGGAAATGTTTTGGGTGGTAATACCTCCCTCTCATTCTCCTGCAACTTATCAACTGCCTTACTTTTTGCTATATCTACCGTGTATGTAGTTAGGCATTCCGCCATGTACTCCGTAATAGTGACAGTTATGGCAGAGGCACATTCCGTTTTCGAGGTCGTGTCTAAGCTCTGGAAAGTCTTTGATTGGTTTAATATGGTGTGCAATAAGTTTTCTGTCAGTACCGCACATAGCACACTTATAGTTTCCTCGTCTGAGTATTTCCTTTTTCCACGCAAGGTCTTCAGGGCTTCTTCTACCCTGATTTTGTTTGCCATGTTTTCGCTTGGCGTATCCTTGGCACTTTCTTGAGCAGTAGAAGTGGTCGTATGTTGCGATTGACTGTGGCTTTGTCCGTTGTAATCCACAAACTTCACAGGCTCTTGTAACTGTTTTATCTCGGCTACGACACTCTGGAGAACAGTATTTATTCTTGTGGGCGTGGCTTGGTGAACGTTCAAAGCTATCCCCACAGTATCGGCACTTGTATTCTGTTTTTCTTGACTGGTCGGAAGCACTACACGCAATAGAACAGAATCGTTTAAGTCTGTATGTTTTCCAACTACGGTTGCTTGTCTTTGCGATAGTTTCGCCACAATGTTCACATTGTTTGAGTTGCTTTTCCATACTCTAATTATATCTGTTTTCTGTATATTATCAAGTGCTTTGCTAATCTTTGTCCACTCATTTGTTTCTAGCTGATTGACGCTTTTCCCCACGTTCAAAGATTTCGGAAATCCACTCCCATATACCCAAGCAATCATATCTCTTATCTCAAAACCTGCATCCTCTATATTAACAGCCATTCTATGTTGTGTTCTCGTACCTGCAAAGGATAGTAAATACCCACCGGGCTTTAGAACTCTTAAACACTCTTTCCATATATCAACACTAGGTACATCATAATCCCACTTTTTACCCATAAAGGATAGTCCATAGGGAGGATCTGTTACAATCGCATCAACTGAGTTATCCTCGAAGTCTTTTAACCTATCTAAGCAATTGCCGAGCAGTAGTTCCATTGTAATATAACTAAATTAAACTATCTCCTGACATCATATCATCAACCCTATCGTTGATATCTACTTCTTCGTCATCTTCTTCTTTCTCTAATTGACCGTACATATTAAGTTTAGGATGTTCAAAGTAATCAGGCCTACTATGGCAAATATACCTTAACACATCCACCAGATCATCTCCTAACTTAAACGGTTCGCTTCTCTTACTGTCCTTTTCCTCATTCCACTTCCTCCAGTGGTAGTTGTTTAACTCGTCTACTAACATTTTACACCTTCTGGCTATAAACAACTTGTCTTCCCTAAACAGTCTTGTTACCCTATTGATGCCTGCCATAACATCATTGTTAGCAGGCACAAATCCCCAGCCCTCTTCTTGTAATTGGAACATCATGCTTTGACCACTTGTCTGTTGTGTTCCCTTACTTGCTGGGTCTATTATAAACATCTCAATATCTTGCTCTCTTAGTCCATTGCGAACTAGCATTCCATTTAACTGATTGCTTATCTCTTTGGCTGTTAAAAACTGCTCTCTAAACTCGTCTACTACAAATAGATTGCCATTGGTATCTTCTTTAACTAAAAGTCCAGCAGTAGGGTGATTCCAACCTACATCTAATCCTACAAAGTATATGTCTGTTAGTGCCTTTACACTATCTTTACAATGCCTTAGCTCACTAAAATCAGGGTATATTAACCCTTCAAACTTCTCAAAACTCGCTAAGTATTCTTGCTTAAACATCATGTCAGACAAATCCTTCTTAGCCTGTTCTACTAAACTCTGGTCAATGTAAGGGTTGTCTAAGGTAGTAAACTTCCAAGCCTCAAAGCCTGCTTCCTTATCAATGGCAGGTTTGTAAAATGTGTCATACACCCAGTCATAACCTTGAGGGGTTGTTGTTATCCATGCCACACCATTCTTATCTGTTAGTGTAGGATACAATACCTCCCATACTTGCTTACTCATAAAACAAGCCTCATCAAGCCATATCCAGTCTAATCCTACACCCCTTAACCTGTCAGGGTTCTCTCCACTTCTAAGGGTAATTGTACTTCCGTTGACTAAGGTGAGTTTATTGTCTGATTTGTTAAAGTCCTTTATTGATTCTGGAGGACACCACTCTAGTAACATAGGAATATTAACATCCTTTAACATCTGATAAGTTGGAGATATGATCCAGCCATGTGTAGGTCTACCAAGTCTCTCTGCTACTACATCGGCTTGCCATAGGGCTTCTATAGTGCCACTTAGCGTCTTGCCTCCTCTTCTTCCAGCAATTAACGATCTAAATCTGGACTTACTATTATGGAACTCATATTGATATTTATGTGGTAGGTACTCCATCGTCTTCTGGTGGTCTAATAAATATACCAGCAGACAGTTTATCTCCATCACTTGTAACATCTATCTCCTGTGGTGCTTTACTTATATGCCTATCCAGATAATCCACTGTATATTTTTTATCCATTAAATATTGGGCAAGTTTAACCTCTCTGAGCGTATGATTCTCGGGGTGTACTTTAATATCCTCTAATAGTGCCTTTATATCGGCATAGGGCATATCTGCCAACTGCATTATCTCATCCATTATCTTCTGGGCTTCTCTTCTTCTCTCCCAACCCTTCTTTTTAGCCTCTGGGCTAGGCTGGTCTTCAGAAGTAAATTGGGTATCTTTCCCTATACTTGGGTCAAACCCTTTGCCGTTTTTTTTGCCGTTTTTACCCATAGCATTTAATCTTCTAATTTAACTCCTTGCTCCCCTGTTAGTTTCTCCCATCTGTCTAGTATAACAGTAGCATAATGCTCGTCTAATTCCATCATATAACATACTCTGTTGGTTTGCTCACAAGCTATTAGGGTTGAACCTGAGCCACCAAACAAATCTAATACAATATTTTCTTTTAATGTGGAATTTAGTATTGCATTAACCATAAGTGCTATTGGCTTCATTGTGGGATGTAGGTCGTTCTTTAATGGTTTATCTATTTCCCAAGTAGAAAATTGCCAGTCACCTTTTCCATAGAAGTTATGTGTATTTATCCACCCAAACAGTATTGGCTCGTGCTTGTAGTTGTAGTCAGTTCTACCAAGTACATGGTTATTCTTTACCCATATCAACATATGTCGCAGTGGAATGTCTGCTTTTTGCATCATCATCATCATCATCATCAATAAATCTCCACCTTGTGGTGCAGTTATATAATAAGAAGACTTCTCTGCTAGAGATAGTCTCAAATTAACAAAACACTTATAAATAAAGTCGGAAGTCTCATCTAAAGTCATTGTGTCATTCTCTATATCTACCTGTATACGATTACCTTCGTCTTGATTATTTAAGAACTCGTTTTTAGAGGCATAGTTTACTCCATATGGTGGGTCTGTAAACACCATATCTGCTTTCTGTCCATCCATTAACTTCTCTACATCTTCTATCTTTGTACTATCTCCACACATTAACCTGTGCTTTCCAAGTTGCCACACCTCTCCCAGTTTAACTCTTATTGGTAAATCCTCTGGCTCTTCATAATCATCCTCTTTGACATCTAGTTCTATCTCTGGCATTAAATCATCAAATCCTAACTCTTCTAAAACATCTTCAAACTCGTTGGCTAACTTATCCATATCCCACTCTCCACTATGTCTGTTGCTTATTATCCCTATCTTCTTAATCTCTTCTTCTGTTAATTCTCTTTCTGGCACACTAACTTCAACTTCTGTATCTCCTTGCTCTTTATGTACTCTTAGTCTTTGATTACCTGCTAAAACTGTTCCGTCTATGTTAATAACCAATGGTTCAAAGTTACCCAAGTCTCCTATACTCTTTTTAAGTGTTTTATAAGACTCTTCTGATATTGTTCTAGGATTGTCTTCCCAGTTTTTAAGCTCGGATATTTTTCTAATTTCTGTGTGCCAAATCATGATTGTTCCTCTTTGTTAAAATACATATTCTTTATATATTATACCATTATTTTAATTTGTCTAATTCCCTAATGATTTTTATCCTCTTCTTCTTAAGGGACATTAACTCATTTTCTCTTCTGTCTGTTCTTCCTCCTTTGGCTTGTATCCCGTCTATTATCTTGTGCCTTTTACTGTTAATCTCATGTAATTGCCTTTGTAATTTTCTCTTCTTCTTTCCAAATATCAACTCCCAGCCCTCATCATAATTCTTTTTATTCTCACTGGTCATGTAGGTATACGCCTTACTCACATTTTCGCTCATAACTTTTTAACCCATTCTAAAATTAGATCTAACTTCATACTTGGTCTCTTTATATACTTGTCCATATCAATAGGAATCTCTTTAGGTATTTTTTCTCCAATCTCAAGGTATGTATTGTCCATAGGCATCCTTTCTGGCTCTCCTGGGGCTTTGTACGAGGCCTTTTTATCAACAACATACACAGGAATACCCATTAACCTAGCAAAACTCTCAAATGTAGAAGGTTTTGGAGTAAATACAATCTCTCTCAGGGTGCTTAAATAAAGCTATATCTGCACTTCCTAATTGATTGAGACACCACTGCTCAAAGGCTGGCATCTTAATAGTCGCACTACCGTCTATCCATATACTAACATCACAATCTAAAATATGACTATTACACTTAAAATACTTGGCTCTCATTCTAGGGTGTTGCTCTTCTCTGACAACTTTTCTAACTTCCCAGTCTTGACTCTTTGCGGTATCTGTAAATAATACTGGCTTAACATCTAAAGGCTGTTTCTTAGGCTTATCATAATCTCCATATATTGCACTGTATATTATTGTCTTCATAGTTTTGTAATTATACCAAGTCCATGACTCTCAAGTCTCTCGCTAAACTTCCAATCTGGGTGTTGTTCTTGTAATTCTCCAAAGAACTTCTTGACCCCAAAGTCTCGTTCAGTAACTTGAGTATCATGTAAAATAATATGTCCCCCCTTAGGTACAAACTTGCTCCAATTAGTAAAATCTTCTTTTATGTCCTCGTAGTAATGCCTACCGTCTATATGAAGTAGGTCTATGTCCCCTTTCCAATCCTTTAGGGCTTCGTTAAATGTCTTCTTAATTAGGGTTACATTCGGGTACTTAGATAAACAATTAGTCGCTATATCCTCAATATCTTTTCCAAACTGACCACTATGCTCATCTCCCTTAAAATGGTCTACTCCATAGAGCTTAGTGTCAAGATTATGATCTTCACAACTCTCAGCCATTGTTGCTAAAGAATGACCCAGATACACCCCTAACTCTACTATGGTCTTTGGCTTCCATAAGGGTATCTGATTGTAAATGTAAAGTATATGACCAGCCCATGCTGTCTGATGATTGCCTAAGTCCTTATACCATCTAAAATCTTCAAACATATTCCTTTAACTAAAATTACATTACTGTTTACATTACTGGAAAAGGATAGTCTTCTTGTAATTCTCTCACCGCTTCCTTGACTTCCTTAAACCATGCTTTCTCAATCTCACCATACTCCAATATTCTCTTGGCTACTACTATATACTCGGATA